CCAGAGCGCGGTGTTCTCGGCTGATTTCCAGCACTCCACCGTGTCCGGCAACGCCTTCATCAGCCAGCCCACGGCTTCAGCATCGGTGTACCCGATCTCGGCTTGCTTACCGCCCAACGTCGTCGCCATGGCCCGCAGCGTGTGGTGTTTTTCGCCCTCCACCGCTGCCGAGACTTTTTCCAGGATGGATTTGATCCACCCATCATGGCGCCGATCGGACACCGGGACATAGGACGAGAAACTGATCGGGGTTGGCGGGGTCGGGTGCGCCAGCGCCAGGCCTGGCACGAGCAGCCATTCCGGCCACGGCGCCAGATCGGCCTCATTGATGACCGGGCGTTTGTGCGCCGGCCACCAGATGGCATAGCCGCCGGTGCCCCGGACATCGACGCCGCTCGCAATCCTACCCTCGGAATTGCGCACGCGCGGATCATACTGGAACAGGTAGTGCCGTCCGCCCGATCCGGTCTGATGGATCAGCGTGTCAGGGAGTCCGTCCTCGTTGTTCGCCTCCCACAGATGCCCATCGTGCCGCGGATCGATGTCCAGAATATCAATGCCACTCGCCGGGCCGGTCGGCACTCCGATCAGTTTCGCGGCGCGTTTGCCGAACATGGCCTGGATATCGACCGGGTTTGTGGTGGCGGCGTAGAAGCCGTTTTCCGTGATCGGCCTCTTGTTCGCGCCGCAGGCGAACACGGGGAGGCCCGATGCCGCCAGTTCAAGCGCGGTGTCCACCAGTGACACGGCGCGGGAGAGGTCGGGTGTCAGGCCAAGGCGCGACAACTTTGGGAAAAGTCCCTCAATTGAGGGACTTTGCTTGGCCGGCCTGTCCGGCGGATAGGACTGGCTCGGCTCGATGGTGGCGATGTCCATGGATCAGGCTCTTGCGTTCGAGTGAAGCAAAAACTTGCCTGCCTGGAAAAACTGGCTATCATCCGGGGTGTGGTCCCCGGGTGCCGTTTTTCCAGGCTCGCAAGCAGGTGAACGCCCCAACGAATTGAACCGCTGCCCGGCCAAGGGCGGCGGTTTTTCGTTTCGGACGTATGGTGCAAACCGATTCGGTCGGGTGCCATGCGGCAAACCTACGGTCAGCGGGAGAGTCGGGGGAAGCCATCCGGCGCGGATTTTCACGGTCAATCGTCCTCCCCCGTGTTGCCGGGTGCCTCGGGTCCGGCCATGGGGTTCCATCCCTCGGCCTCGCGAATTTCATCGGCCGTGAGAATTTTGTTCTGGATGGCGATGGCATACGCCGCCCATCTCGCCGCGTAGTCGCCGCGAACCAGCCCGGAAAGGTCGATCTCCAACTCGTAGTTAGAACCCGCCCCAAAAACCGATCGGGAAAATTCCGCCTCCAACTTCGAGGCCCACGGCGCCAAGCTGAATTGCGCGAACCAGAGCCCGGCGGTCGTCGCATTGGTAAAAGTATTCCGAGTGTAATCCTGGATTAGCGGCGGCGGAACCTGGAATAATCTCGCGATTTCCTCGACAGTGAATTTGCGAGAATTGAGTACTTCAGCATCTTCCGGCGACACGCTCATGGATTTCCACGCCGCTCCGTTGTCTAATATCAAGACTTTTCGCGCATTGTCCGTGCCGGTGTATCGTTGGTTGAATTGATCTCGCAACCGGTTGAAACTGGGTTCGTTCAATGAGGCTGCGATCTCGACGGCGCCGCTCGGTGTCGCCTGATTTCGCCACGCATGACTTGCGAAGGATTGCAGTTCCAGCGCGTTGGAAATCGTGTCCGGCGCACGACTGATCCGCGATCGTCCGATCAGTCCATCGTCGGAGCGATCTTTCAGCAACAGCACTTCGTTTTCGAGATACCGGCGCGGGATGCCTGTGCCGCCCCAGAGGGATTGCCACGCCACCACGTCAAACGCCAGGCGCCCGGATGGCAGCATGAGCGGCCGGATAAATTGCCACGGGATCGGCAGCAGCGCGATAGGCCGGCCCGCACCGTCAACTTCAATCGCGGACAACGCATTTCCGCGCATGAGCACCTGACCGAACGTCCATTCAACCCAATCGGGCCAGGTCTGGTGATTGTTCGGTTGCCGGATCAGGCGCGTGACTGGATGATTTACCGCCTCGATCCGTTCGCCGTTGACGCGTTGATAGACGTAGGCCGGGAGGCTGGACATCGCGGACGCGATGACATTGACGGCGGCGACGACGCTCCCCAGGTTTTCCGATAGGACCGGGTTGACGTACGCGGCGGCGGCCGGACCGGGCCAGCCACCAGAAAAGCCGGAAAAGTCTCGTGTTTCGACGGGTGCGGTGCGGCCGGTCAGGCGTTGCCAGAGGCCCATTTAGATCGCCTCCAGGATGCGACGGCGGAACGCGGCGATGACGGCCGGGCTGGCGGTCAGTTTTGTGCGTGCCGTGATGCTGGTCTGGCTGTAGGCCGGCCATGCCTGCACGACACTGATCTCAAACAGGTCAACTGATCGCAACTCCCGCTGATCTGGCGCCGGCCAGGCTTCAGCGGTCACGCGGAATCCGAATGACATACCGCCGAGGTCGCCGCGTTGCGCCATCGTGAGAATGTCCCGGCCGGTCGTGGTGTCTGGCACGTCGATCGCGAAGTGAAGGCCGCGCGTATCCTCGGCCAGTCGCAACGTGCCGCTGGATGTCCTGGCAAGAAGCCGTGTCGGGTCGTGGTCCGCCAGCGCCAGCACGTCGCCACCGCCCGCCAGCGAGGCCCTGAAGGCCCCCGAGCGGATCGTTTCGGTGAACGGCCCGATGGACGCGGGCACATTGAATACCGCCGCGTAGCCTTCCAGCCGGCGCCCCACGGCGCGGACTTCCACGCCGCCGCGCCGCTCGGTCCCATCGGGGAATTTGGCCGCGATCATGTGGTGGTCAGGTCCGGCAGGATGACGAACGCCTCGGGATGCCTGACGTTGATATCGCATGTCATCATGCACCTGACTTGAACGTTGCCCTTCTCGTATGATCCGGATGCGAAAGGATTAACCAGAATATCCACGCCCGACCACATGCCGATCAGCAACTGTTGCCAATCGCCAACGATCAAGGCGCTGCAAACGGCGCCGGAACTTCCTCGCACCAGATTGCTTGGCACGATCTGGCTCGACGCCAGGGGGTAGCCGGCGAGGCTGCTCGGTTCGGTCATGATGAAATTGCTCGCGGTGTCGGCCGTGGTCTTCAACGTCCGGCGAAGTTTCGATACAACTTTCGCGTTGGTCGCGAAGGCAATCTGACTCATATCGACGTTCGCGGAATCGAGGGCACCGGCCGCGGCAATGATCGCGTTCCAGCTCGGGTCACCGCCGTTGCCTCCGGCGACATATGAGGCTGTCACGTCAGGATTGTTCAATAGTCCAAGCGGTTGAGCATTCGTGCCGCTGCCATTGATCGCGGCGGTATCCAGCGCCACGGCGAGAATTTTCGTCAAATCGTTTGTTGCGAGTGCGGAAACGTCCTGCGACGCTTGCAGCAGCATACCGCGTGAAATTTCGATGATGCCACCAACATGCCGCGCATTCAGGCCAACGGCGCCGAACGTCAAATTGGATGCCGTGAGTGCCTGGTTATCGCCAATCCACTGTGCGCTTGCTGAAGCGTCCAAGCGAGGAATTGATAGATCGCCAACGAGTCCACTCAACACCGTCGCGCCGAGGTTCTTGACGATCAGCCGTTGCCGTAACCGATCGATGACAGGGCGGACTTCCTCCGCAACCAAAAAGCCGCCGGCCGAATCGACGCTCGTTGTCTGGACACGAGTTTCGGCGGCGGGTCGCTCCATGGAGAAGTACAAGCCCTCGGCCTTGCGCCCTGAGCGCCGCTCGATTTCCTGCGACACTTCCCGCGCGCGGCCGCTGGCTTCATCAGTCGCACCGGGAAGTTGCGCCCGAACGGTATCGAGGAACGTGACCTGCGCCGCCAACTTGTCGAAGTTCGCATCGCCGGTGCCGATCGGGACGCCGGTCGCGCGGCGGTCCATCTCGTCCAGCACGACGGCGCGACGTTCGGCCGCGTTGAGTTGCACCGCCTCGGCTTCCAATGCAGCGGCGCGAGTTTCGACTTCGGCCGGGAGTGCGGCGTCAGGGTGTGCATCGTTAATGGCGCGCAATTCAGTGCGAATTGCCTCACGCCGGTTCAGGATTTCACGAAGGGTCAAGGGGGTCGTCTCCGTCAGCATCGGCCGTCGCGGGCGGCGGAACAGCGGAGGCGCCCGTCAGGGCGGCGTAAGCAGTAAAAGCCGCCCTCTTAAGTGCGGACTTATTCTCATGGCCACGCGGGAAGACGCGGCTTTGTCTGCCAGAACTCGGCAGCAGAACGCTATAAGCGCCAGTTGCATCTATTCTAATGAGCCGCGCGCCGATGACAGTGAACGGATCGCAGTCAAAGGAGAAATTCGCGACGATATGCGCGCCGTCGATCGTCACCAGAGGGTCGCGAAGGGTGATGGACGTGATGGCGAAGTCGGCCATCGCATGATGGCTCATTCGAACAAGGCCAAGCCGAGCAACGACCGCACGCGGATCACAATCGGTGATAAGTCCAGCACCAGAACGGCGGCGGGCATCACATGGTCGCGACGCATAAACTTGTGTTGAATTTTCGACCACGCCGTGGACCACAGATCGGTCGGTTTTACGTTCATTATGTGCACGTCCGGATTCTCGTCGCCTTCTGCCGGAGCCGCGGCGACCAGGATCGTTTCACCATGTTCGAAAAGCTTACCGGGTAGCCGTCCGTTTGGCGGCGTTTCACCCTCCCAATATGCAACCGTTTCGCCAATGTCAGTAAAGTGGACCGCGGCCCACGCCGCCGGGCGAGGGTCCCACCCAAAACGGACCATTTCCGCCATGATGGCGAGTTGCAGCACACGGTTGACTGAATAGAGGTTCGGTGCGCCACGCGCGCCGCCGGGAAGATCGTCACCCTTCAGCAGCACGATGTGAGGCTTGCGTGAAACCCAGTTCTTCAGCGTTTCGGGAGTAATGCCAGCCGCCCTACATACGTCGGCGGAAAGAAAGCGGTCGCGGGCGTCGGGATCGGGCGGCATGGATTCGGTCTCCTTCCCGCC